AAACAATCAAGGCTGCCATGCAGACCGCAAACAGGGTTCGTATTGATACAGGTGACGTACTTTTTGACGCTCGTATGGTAACTAATGAGGAGCCTTTTGAGCTTAACGTTGCCAATGGTCGTGCTGGTTATAAGCGCAATGACTTAGTTGTGCTGAAGTACTCTAAGCAGGTTGGCGGTGTAGAGAAGTTTACTTGCGAGGTTATCCAGGGCACACCGACTAATCAAGGCAATCCAACAGACCCAACCTATGTAAAGGGTGATATTCTCTCCGGATCTACTACGGCTTGCATGCCCCTTTACAGGCTACCAATCAATGGCATTACCGTTGGTGAGCCCGTATCTCTGCTGCCTACCATTAACGTTCTTGGAGACGACAAGAAGCAGTCTGACACTGACTTTGACGTAATCTACCTGCAACCACAAGGCAGCTACAACAACTTCTGGCACATTTACCGCACAGGCGATTCTGTAACTATCAAGGTTCGAGGTTGGTTGGCTAACAATGTTTCTTACGACGCTGTCCGTTGCCCATTTACGCTTCCAGAAAACTCAAGACCTCCTCTTGTAGATCACGAGAAGTACAGCTCAGCCACAGACGGCAATGAGTCAATCGTCTATGACTCAGGTATTTGCCCTGGACACGCTGACGTTATTACTGCTATCTCAGCGAGACCTGACGGCAATATTTACCTTCAAGACCAAGGCGGAAAAGTCTCTAACGCATGGCGTTATGGATCTCTCACATTTACGGTAAGGCATTAAGGGGTGAGGTCATGAACATTACAGCTGAAATGGTCTCCTTCTTCATTTCCATCGTAGGCGCTTTTTTAGGCGGTCTTGTTGCCATCTCGAACTGGCAGCGTGCTAGTCGAGAAGACAAGGAAAAAGAAGACGCCTGGAAGAGCACCATCACAAACACCCTCACACGCTTAGAGACACGCCAGCAAGTCATGAATGAGCAGCTTGGCAAGTATCAACAGTCTCTCTCTGACTTGACTGCCACGCTCACACAGCACACGGCTGAGCTTTCCGTGGTTGGCATTGTCGCACGAAGGGCGGATGAGGTTTCAAAAAAAGCAGCAACAGACCTCGCCGAGGTCAAGACCGACGTGAAAAACCTAGACTCACGCATTACAAAGCTTGAGAAGTAAAGGAGCAACAACATGATTAACTGGAAAGTACGTTTACACAATCCCGCATGGTGGCTGGGAATGGTTGGAATCGTCATGAGTCCAATCCTTGCCTACCTCGGACTGGCTTATTCGGACCTTACCACTTGGGGTAGCCTTGCTGATGTATTCGTTAAGTTCATCAGCAACCCTTATCTGATTGGCACGGTCGTTGTGGCGGTGCTGGGCGCTATTGGCGTTACGGTTGACCCAACCACAAAGGGGCTAAGCGATTCTGCACGTGCAATGACTTACGTACAGCCTTCTGAGCGTCCTGCAAGCTATATGACAGGCAACGCTGAACCAACTAACACACAACCAAAAGAAGAGCCACAGAATGGAGCCGACAATGCTTAGGGGCATTGACGTATCAGGTTATCAGGCATTGGGTGCGAGCTACTCGCACCCTAATGTCGAGACTGCTTACAGTGGCTCTGACTTCGTGATTGCTAAGGCAACCCAAGGCACACAGCCAATGAACCGTTATATGACTGCACAACTTCAACGTGCTCTGGCTGACGGTAAGCTCATTGGTGTCTACCACTACGCTGAAGGTGGCAGCCCTGTCGCAGAAGCTGACGCATTTGTGGCTTGTGTCTCTAGCTACATTGGCAAGGCATTGCTATGTCTTGACTGGGAGAATGGTGACAACGACGCATGGGGCTCAACAGTTTGGGCAAGACAGTTCGTTGACCATGTCTACGCTAAGACAGGCATCTATCCTGTTGTGTACACATATCCTGCTGGACGCTCGCAGGTAGCGTCTTGTGCTGATGTATCGCGTCTGTGGATAGCCGGTTACCCGGACAACCGCTTCTCGTGGGAATTGCCTGCCATGATCTACAACACTGGCGCGTGGGGTGATTGGACCATCTGGCAGTATTCAAGCGCGGGCGGTACCGTTGACCTCGATGTCGCAAAGCTCACTTATGCAGAGTGGGAACAGCTTGCTCAAGGTGAGTCCAAGTTCGAGCCACACTGGGTTAAGAACTCAACAGGCTGGTGGTATGCGACCAGTCCAAGCTCTTACTACTACAGTCAGTGGGCGTTCATCAACGGTTCTTGGTATTACTTTGACGCACGAGGATATGCAGCCACAGGTTGGTACTTTGATGGCTCTGACTGGTTCTACCTCTGCCCGGATGAAGGACCACAAGAGTGTGCCATGCTGACAGGTATGCAGCACATCGGCAACTATGATTATTATTTTGCCAATGACGGTCGTATGGCAACGGGTATCTTCGACGCTGAAGGCAAGAAGTATCTTGCTTCTGAGAATGGCAACCTGCTCCCAGCTGGAGTCCACGTCTACAACGATCATGCCTACGCAGTCAATGCAGATGGCTCTGTCCAGGCTGACAGCACGGTACAAGTTGACACAGATGAAGCTGGTCGATTGACTTCATTGCACTAAGCAACACGTCTAGAGCTGCTCGGAAAAGTGCAAGACTAGACTTGTAAACCCCTCTCGCTTCGGCGGGAGGGGTATTTTTTATGGGTAAATAGTCCAGCATGTCATTTGCGCGCCTTAAAACGGCTTACAACAAGCCGTTTAACTGGGAAAACATAGCTATAAACTAGCTAATATAAAGCGTAGAACAGACTTGGTATTTTGTGTCCTTAGCGTGTCCTAATTTGCTAAAACACACCAATTTAGCGAACTAGCGTTTTACATAACAGCAGGTAAATAATAGTGTGAAACACACAAACATTACTAGACAACAATATACCTGTATTGAGGATAGAATAAAAGACCAGGTAAAATACTATATAATGTCTGTCCGTGTCCTAAAATGTCCTAACTGTTAATTATTCTTTGCCATGTATCTAACCCATGCTTCTCCTACAACATCCGCAAACTGTCTCCATTGCGGACGATCATAGTGTATTTCACCAACGCCCTTTCCAGCGTGACCCATCATCTTCTCTACATAGTCAGAATCTATACCCAACTCCCAACGCATGATAGTGCGCCAAGAATTACGCAGATTTCTAAATGGAATGTATTTAAGATTTTTTTCTTTGAGAAGCCTATTCCATACATAACGCACTACCTGCTGACTTACTGGCTTTCCATAGCCTTTATCCGTAAGCCAGTCTGTATCAATGGAGAGAATGTCTTTTGACCATGGCTCTGGAATGACTATAGGTCTCTTGCTTTGTGACGTCTTTAGCTTGTTTAGTACTTCTCCGTTATTATCTACTTGTGTATCAATGTCAATAATGGCAAGCGTCATGCCATCATATTCATAAGGCATGATGTTTTCTTTTCTCACGCCTAATGACTCACCAACACGGCATGAACCAATGCCACAGAGAATAGCTGGAATATAAGCAACAGAGCCACGCAGAGCTTCTAGAACCTCGCAGAGCTCACTAAGCGAGTAAACAGCTGTATCTCGCTTATCCGATTGCTTAGGCATCCTATACGTAACGCTTGCAGGGTTTGCTGGTAGCAGCTCAAGCATGACGCACTTATCAAGAATTTTACGCAGCAACATAAGCGATGTCTCAGCGATTCCCTGTGTCATAGTGAGCAACCATTCCTGGATTCCAAGAGGTTTAATTGCCGTGATTGGCAAACTCCCCCAAACAGGATCTATGTGCCTTGTCCATCTACTGACATAGTTCTTGTATGTGTTCTGAGAGAGTTCACCTTTCTTCAGTTGTTCTTGCAATTCTGGAAGGTACCACGCTTCAAAAGCCTGTCTGAGCGTTGGCACAGGCTTATCTGAACTGTGTTCTATACGTCTTTGCGCTAATACTTCATCAGCCTGTTTACGTGTGCCGTAGACGGTCTCAGAGTGTCTTGTGAACCCTCTACCGTCTCCCGTGTCTGCCATATAGCGGATTCTACGTTTCCCAGGACCCATTGGCTGGTTTGAACCCCATGAAGAACGTTTACGTGGCATAATGTATATACCTTCCTAACGAGATGGAAGCTGCCCTCTGATTTGTCTTGGCGGACTCAGAGGGCTTTTTTGTTAGTTAAAGAGCCGTTGGTTTTCTGGCTTCTTTGTTACGTCTATCACTTCTTTGATTTCGTATTTTTTATTCGTGAATGCTTGTAAATCCTCTGAGAATTCCTGAGTAATATCAAGCTCAACATCCATCACCGTACCAATACCAAATGCCTGATTAGCAAGTGTGTTGTCGATAAATGAGCTGTCGAGAATAGCAGCTTTGATAGAAATATTATTCCAAAGAAATTCCCACTTTTTCCTTGAGGTCTTTTCAAGAACAGGTCTAATAACAATTAGACGCTCATTAGAAATTGCATGGCGGATATTACTCCCCTCAAACGATGGAGAATTAGCAATTTCAGCAAATTCATCACGAGTGGCAGTAAATAATTTTTCTCCTGAACTGACTTTTGACATCGAAAGAGATTCAATTCTTTCATCATTTTCAAGAGTATCAAAAGAAGAATTGATAGCTTTGTCGACTTCAGGATTATTGATATAAATGTTGTAAACATGATTATCAATAAAAGTAGTTGACCCATTATCAGTAGTAATTTCTAGTTGTTGTGCATTGTTCGTTGGTTCTGCCTTAATGATTTTGCCGTTTTTGCCTAAATGTTTCTTAAGCCCATAAAGAGCTCCGGCAATCGTAACAACTTGAGCCACAGTATTAAGAGTAGTCACAGGATCTGCAAATAGACCACCAATATAATTTTGGGCAATACCTAAAACAACATCTAAGCAGCCTGGTTTTACAGCTCTAACATTTATGCGCATTGGAGAGTTTTCGTCTACTTCTTTTGCAGCAGCTTCAACGACCTTTGCGTAATTCATCATGACGTGCGTGAATGTATTGATGTCGACTTCCTCGACCTGTCCTTCAAATTTGAAGGATATTGCTTCACCTTCCATGATTCTCCTAAACATATTTATCAC